TCGCAAAGTGAACCCGTGCTTGAACAGCCGTCATGGGCTTGAGGGTGCGCTCAAGGAGCGCCAAGGTCGTACCGACCGGTGCATTCGCACTCATGTCGGAGATGTTCATATCGCTGATCGCAGCGAGTCTCCGGCCTTCTTGAGTAATTCTTTCTAAGAGTGCAGCAAGGACTTGTGACGGCTCCTTATATGGAATCGTCATGATGTTGTCCCGGATTGACCCGCTCGGCACGTCTACATCTCGGAACTCACCCGGAGCAATCGGTGTGTCGTCACCTTTAATTCGCAAGCCTCTGGACTTCAGACCCCCGGGCAGGTTACTAAGCGTCCCGGCATCGACCAACTGCCGAATAATGGACGTACCCGCGATGGCATAACCCCCGACAATATGGATGAGTCCCAAGCCATAGAACCCGAACCCGGGGATATAGATGTAATGAACAAAGTGCTGCCGCTTTAACTGCAAATCATCATCGGGATCCCAATTCCGACGAATCGCCAAAACCTGTGAAGTGCCCTTGTCAATTGTGATAACGTAAGGCTTGGCAAGACCTTCATCGTCCTCGTCATTACCATCAACCCCCGGGAGGCAGTAGTCCACATGGATCTCGTAGACCGCATACCGATTGTCGTTCGAGAGCGTGTAACCCCCCTCTTCCGATTTTTTCTTCTCGATATCAGTAAAGAAGTCAACGGGTTCACCCAGCTCGATGTCCCGGTAAAAACCCGCGACCTGCAAGCGGCGCATTTCGTTTTTAGTCTTACGCATGATGTGAGTCACGCGCTCAGCCGTCTCGATATGCGAGGCCCCGTATGGGACGATAACATCCTCGGCAGGGATATAGATCGAAACCTGCCGCCTAAACCGGGGGTCGTAATAAACTTTCTTGAACGCCGATCCCGCAAGGCCCAGTGAATAGAGCATCCGCTCATGTTCTGACCGATACTCCACCATCCGCTCGGTCAACTGATAGTTCATATCTGCACGGACACGTTCGGCAGATTGCTCCTTCATGCGGTCAACCGCACCGATAATCTTGGTCTTCACCGGACCTGCAGCGGGGAACGTCTCACTCATTGTCTCCGCTTGGAACCGAATTACCGCTTCAGAGAGCAGGGTCGAATACACACCACACGCATCTTCCCAAGGATCGGTCCGTTCCTCGTACTTGAACCCCAGCACCTCCAGACCCTTGACGTACATATCCGCCCAGTCTTTACGTGCCGTCACGTCCGCATCAACGAGACCCATTAACTCAGAGGCTAGAGCGTTCAGCTCCCCTTCATCCATCTTATCCGCAAGATTCTCATCAAATTCACCTTCTTCAATCTCGGCATCCGGTACGAGCGTAATCTCCATACTCCCATCAGAGAGCGTGACCGACTCCGGGTCAACAATATCAATCTGCAGGGGTTCTGCACCTTCCTCTTCGTCAAGAGTGGCAATCCCAACGGGCGCAGCGTAAAGGCTGGGAGTCATACTGTTCGTTGCCATGATTTATCCTGTGGTGTGCTAGTAATACCGGTTACGTCCACGCGAGCGATACGCACTGTAAAGCTCATCCTTGTAATCACTGGGCAGACGGATGAATCCACCCTGCCTAAATCGCATCAATGCCATTACTGTCGAATCCACCAAGTCATCGTGGCTCATGAATGGAAAACCGGCAAGCTCTTCAATCACCTCTTCAGCCCACCGTGTTTCTGGTACCCAAACCAGTCCTGATGAAATAATATCGGCAACAGAATTCAAACGAGCCAGTTTATCACCGGTCCCTCTGTGCGGAGTATACTCCTGAACAGGTATACCTGTCCGTCTCATCTCTTGATACAAGGCAGTGCCTGCGGACTTCTTCTCCACAATAAACGCATCAGGATTCCATTCGCTCCATTCTTCATAGGCTTTCTTCTTGAGTTCAGGAAACTCAAACCGACCCTTGATGGAATTGAGCAGAATGATGTTATGAGCATCGGTCTCCTCGTTAAAGAAGACGCCCCATGTCGTGATCGCCGTGTAATCGGCACGGTTATGGGTTTCAGCCGCCGCATCCAGACTCATTATGATGTATTCGCAAGAAGGCGGATCGTCTTTCTTCCAGATTTTCCACCACTCCCGCTTCACAACGGCAGCTTCTTCAGCCGTTGGATTCTGCTGATACTGCGCATTCCACTGGAAAAGCGGCATGGACGCCTTGGTACGATACAAGGCTTCAAGATTAAAAAACTCAGGCCAAAGCGGTTTTTCCTTGGGTGCCCCAGTTTTCTTGTCGTTTATGGTCAAAATAGCCGGGAACTCAACAATCTTATATTGATCGGCACGTTCATTTTGTGCCATGTCCCGGGTTACCCGCCCCGTGAGGTCATCTTGGTGCCAACGAGTCTGAATAATGGCAACACGCCCACCCGGCATCAGACGGGTCCGAGCACCATACGTAAACCACTCGTAGGCTTTATCAAAAACATCAAAGTTTCCATTAATGATGTCTTGCTCATTATGGGGGTCGTCCACAAGAAGCAGATCCGCACCTCGTCCAGCCAGCGCAGACCCCACGCCACAGGCAAAATACTCACCCCCCGCACTCGTGTTCCACCGACCCGCACTCTTGGAATCAGAAGCAAGGTGAACATGCGGAAAAATCTCTTTATAAAGGGCAGAATCAATAATATTCCGCACTTTTCGACCAAAATCGACTGCCAGATCTGTGGTGTGCGACACCATCAGTACCTTCTTATTGGGGTACTTGCCCATGAACCAAGCCGGAAAATAGATCGAAACGAGCTGTGACTTCCCATGCCGAGGGGGCATATTGACGCAAATCCGGTCCTCATCCCCCGCAGCAATCCGCATCAGCAAGTCCGCCAACCTCCGGTGGTGTTTCCCCACCAGATAATCCGGCTGCATATGCTTACAAAACTCAATCAGATCATCAATACATGCACTTGCATGTTGCCTTTTCTCCAGCGTTTCCGTGATTTTCAGGATTTCGGCTTGTTCTTCTGGAGAAAAAGCGTCCAAATTGTCCAGCATCTGCTGGACCTCAAGTTCCGTAAAATCTAATGGGGTGTCATTTAGCATAGTCGTCATCAGTTTCCTCAGAAACCGCATCTTCGGCTACCCAAACTTCTTTCTCCGAAAGCCCTAGTTCGGCATCAACATCGATCACGTCATCGGCAGGGGTGATTTTTTGGGTGGTACGAGTCAACTTTTGCAGTTTTTCCCGTAACTTATTACGTAACTCGTCTGTCGTCTGATGCGTGATGGTCACTTCTGACCGATCCGTAAAGAGTCCAACATCCGAGTGCTTACCAAGCAGCTCCAGTGCCTTGATCCTGATACGAGGATCGGGATTTTGAGACTCTTCAATAAGCCTGTTAGTAACAAGATTACGTAGTTCGACCGATTGATGCACGACATTTTTGCCAAACTCGTCTAGATACGCCCGGATGTGCAGCAAGGAAGCAGGCGTTAACGTCGATGCCTTAACCGTATTAACACTTGTTGAAGTCTTGTCTTGGTCCGCCGCATAGGCACGGGTAATGACTGCCGCAACTTCTTTATCCTCGTTAGTAGGACTGACGTCGAGGCCTGCACGTTCTAAATCTGCAACGGTTTCTACCATTGCTTCAAGACGTACGTCAAACGGTAGCTTATCTGCAGGGTCGGATAACGGCACACCATATTCTGGTGAAATATTAATACTCATAGCTTCGCAAGTCCTTAGACTGATGGTGTAATTTAACTTCAAAAATTATTTTTTTGCAAGAGGAGGTTGAGACTCCTAAGGGGGGTGTTCCTATAAATGAGGGGGGTGGGGGGAGATATGGGAAAATTGGTTAATTGTGCTTCAGAAAAAACGAGCTATGAGGTTGTTGACGCGGAATAGCAAACCCATACGCGCGCATGGAACCATCCGCCAAAGTGGCCTCCCCCCTCTGGGTGGGTCTCGACCGGCCAGAATCGTTAGGGGCACTCCCTAACACGAAAACTAATTACACGGTATCCCTTGCCATTACCTGATATCTTAGGCATAATGGGAACCATGTTGATGCCGATCGTTGATCTGCCAACATACTTGAAAGGATAGCATCATGGCTACTCTGAATCAGAACCTCATCACCCTCGTCACCAAAGCATCCCGGGATAAAGTAGCAGGGATGACTAGCACCAAAGCCCTGCTCGATGCAATGTATGCGGACGGGATTAAACCGGATGATCTCATGGCCCCTAAGGGTAACGCGGACCGGACTTTCTACGATGGGATGCGGGATGCGGTTGTCGCGGGTTTCTCAAAGAACGTTCAAGCTCTGCTCGCCGCCGACGTCAAATCGCTGGACGATGAAAAGAAGGTCGGTCGCAAGTACTGGCAAGAGCAGATCGGATCAATCCTGAAGGATTGGCGGAAAGGACTTGAGCGGAGGATCGCTCAAGCCGAAGCTTCCGAGTCTGATGGGGCTGGAACCCGCAAAGCTTCACCGGAAGCGATCATCCATCGAGAGCTTTCATCCGTGATCGAAAGAGCCGAAAAGCTGGAGTCCAGCACGATCCGAGACCTTCCAGCTTTCATTGCAGCACTCAAGTCTGCATTGGTTCGAATCTACTCCTGATAAGTTTACCAACCCCGCTTCGGCGGGGTTTTTTATTGCCCTTTGATGCCAGTTCCATGAACAGCGAGCAGCCCGGGCAGTGCAACCAGAGAGCAGGCGCAACTGCGATGCCCACCCCAAAACCGTTAGGGAATGTCCCTAACCCCTGAAGCCAGTTCTCTAAGCAGCGAGCAGCCCGGACACGTTAGGGAATTTCCCTAACAGAAGGCGTGGAAATGTACGTTTTTCAATTAACCAAATTTCGTACATTTGTACGTTTTTTAATTAATTAATTTGCGTACATTCCAAGACGATTTGTACGTTTTTTGGTTAACCAAATTTCGTACATTTGTACGTTTTTTAATTAATTAATTTGCGTACAAATCTTTCTACTAACCATTTAGTGGAAAGTTTCAAAACCGGGAAATGTACGTTTTTTGGGGGAAATGTTCGCAAAATTGGTTAAAAACGTACATTTTGGGGTTAACCAAAAAACGTACATACGAGATCTGATATCAGGC